AGACGGGTGGTGAAGTTGGCGGTGCTGAAAGTGAGCGCGTCTGCAAAGGCTTCGGCTGCCTTCTCGAACGACTCAACCATCTTGCGGTCACGCTCGGCAGCGGCAGCGTCTTCGAGCGCCTTGCGTTTCTCAAGCTCTTGGAGCTTCACTCGCTCGCCCGCGCGGATCGCGTCGATGTACCCCTGAAACGCCTCGTCGTCGGCGCTGAACCCGAGTTCCTTCTGCACGCGGGCAGCCTGCTCAATGATTGAATCGGCCTCGGCCTTGATCCGAGCAGCATCGTCGCCGATCAGCGATATGCGCATCTGTTTGGTCTGCTCGGTCAGCGTTTTGAGGTACTGCTCTGTTGCTTCGGCGTTCTTGCGGAACCGCTCTACCGCCTCGTCGCCCATCGTGGAGGCCTCGACCTCGCGGGCTTCGCGCGTTCGCTCCAGCAGTTCCTGCCGGAGTTCGAGCATCTTCTGCAACTCGGCGCGCAGCTTCGGGAGGTCGCGGATTGAATCGCCGACCTTGAACACATCTTGGATTGGCGAATCCCCGGTGCCGAAGTCCGCTGCCATGAACTCCAGCTTTATAATCCGCTCGCTCAACTCGTCGATGTTCTCGTTGAGTTGGTCGAATACCGGGAACTTCCCGCCCGCTTCCGCTGCTCCCGCAAGGTTGTCGAACAGCGCGTCGAGGTTCTCCGTCGTCTTGGTCACGCCCTTGCTTGGGTCGTTGAGCCGTTCAAGCGCGCTCTTCAACGCGATGAACGCCCCGGCCAGCAAGCCGACCACGCCCAGCAGTCCCGTCACCACGCCGAGCGTGGAGCCGAGGGCACCGACGAACTTGCGAAGTCCGACCGTAGAGCCTTCGATGCTATCGCCCATGCGCTCGAACGCACCGGAGACCTTTTTGCCCTCGGCTTCGGCAGTGTTGCCGACATCTTTGACTGTTTGCTTGGCCTCCTCAGCAGACTTCTCAAGCGGCTTGGTGTCGCCCTCGAAGATCCACCGGGCGATGCCGAACAGGGATTTCTTGGCCATTGGGGTCCTCCGATCAGGTGTCGGTCAGTGCCCCGGTGCCTCGGAAGTTGACCTGATGCTCTACCGGGGAGCCGATCGCACAGCCAGTGGTCCAACCCGTGCAGAACGCGCTGCCGCTCATTTCACGATCACCCGCATCGTCCATGCGGAGCGTGATTGTCTCGGCGCTCGGCACGGTGATGTTCTCAGCGACGGTCGGGCTGGCGATGCTCCACAGAGTGTTGGCACCGATGCACTGGAGGACACCATCGACCACAAACGAGTAGGTGACCAGCGGCTTGCCGTTCACCTCGAACGGTGTGGAGCGGCCAGTCACGATGATGTTGGCCGCCTTGAGGATCGCTGAGTTGGTGCCGCCGTTGTATGCGAGGCGGAAGTCTGCCGCCCCGGTGCCAGCCGCATCGGTCAAGCCGTCGAGCGCGTTGCCGTCATCGACTTGGCAAGTCCACGAACCCGTGAGAGTGTAAAGGCCGGGCGACCATGCGCGGAAAGGGGGAGGCGTTGGAGCAAACCCGGTTTCCTCATGCTCAGTGATTGCTGCGCTCATAGTCCACGCGTTCGCGCCCAGCACATACCCGTTGGCGAAGGTCACCAGACCTTCCTCACCCATGGCAGGCGCGGTCTTGGGATACTTCGCGGTGAACGAGCCCGTCCACTCGTTGATGCCCGCAATCATTTCCATTGCTTCGGGTGGCGTGCTGCCGAACCCGGTCGAGTCGGCGACGGCCCGGCCAAGATCGATCGAGGCGAGGTATGGCTTGGTCGCCGTGTTGATGAAGAACCCGAGGTCGGTTGTTGCCCCGGCTGCGGTGATGCGTGCTTGAAGTCCGTTCACGAATGCCATGGCCTACGCCTCCTGAAGTGTCACCGCGAAGGTCTGCCAGAAGTGCAGCATCGCGTCCGTGTGTTGAGTGCCGAATGTCTCCGGCCTCACAATCGCAGTGGCCACATCGGTGACCGCCGGGATCATCCATCGGGCAAGCCCCACCGTAGGGGCGTTGTCCGTTCCCTCGCTGTCCCCGTAGATCAAGGCGGCCACGGCAATGCCGGGGGCCAGCCCGTTCCTCGCATGATCATACACCGAAACCCGGTAGGTCGCCTCGGCGATGTTGTCCACAAAGGTCGGATCGTACTGCCCGTCGATCAGTTCGAAGATGATGAACGGGTCGGAACCCTTCTCGGCCTTGATGCTTGGCGGCGCCAGCGTGTTCCACGCGCCCTGTGTGGCGGCTGCGATTGCCCCGGTGTTCAGTCGGGCGTGGATGCTTGGCTCGAATGCGAATCCGTTGAAACTCATTTGTCCCTCCACTTCATCGCGTGCATGAATCCGGCCTCATACTCCTTTCGTAGCCTGTCCTTGATCTTCTCCACTGTCGCGCCGAGCCATGGGCGTGGCTGCATCTTCTCGGTTCCGCGATCAAGGAAGTAGCCGTAAGGCGTACCCTTCGGGTGATACCCAGCTTCGGTGCCTGCGATCCATTGCCCGCGTTCGTCGCCCTTGCCGTAAGTGATCGACCGCCAGAGCGCACCGGATTGCTGGTATGGAGCCTCCCCGGGCTGTGATCGGATAGCGTTGGAATGCTGCGGTCGCTTCCATCCGCCTTCGCCTGCGATGATGTTCGGGGCCTTCCTCATGCTGTTCTGCATCGCCTGAGAAGCCGTGAGCGCGACGAGTTCGAGTCCGGCTTCATTCGCGTGAGCGATTGCCACCAAGTTCTCTTTCGTGCTGTCCTCGGGTATCTCGAACTTCATCAGATGTCCTCCTCCATCACCGAAAGGAGTTGCATCCCAGATTGGCCCTGCGGCGCACCCCGCCCGATCACGACCATGCGCACGCCGCTCGGGAAGGTGTTGCTGGTCACGATCACGCCCTGTCCGTGCGTCAGGCGGATGTCTACGCCGTCCGGGGATCGAATGGGCAGCCGGAGCCGGTACATGGTCTTGTCGGTGTCCTTGCCGTACTGGACGGCCTCTGCGGTGCTCATCTGGTTCAGCGAGCACGGGATATTCTCAACCAGCGTCTGACTGGTCGGGGCGTACATCCCGTAGGAATCGGTCTGCGTCCCGGGCGTCTCGATCGAGCACGACGCGCCCATGCCGCGCAGTTTCGCAGGCTTGTCTGGCTTCCCAACGAAAGTCATGCGTTCACCTCAGAGCCCCGCCAAGGCCTCGCAAGCAGGGCGAACCGCAGAGCGATCAGGTCAGGGGTCATCCAAGTCTTGGACTCAACGCCGTTGCCGGTCGCCCCGAGCATCCAGTTCTCGCCCGCCTGATCCATCGCTGAATCTACGAGGAGGTACATCAGGCCCTTCAGATCGTCGGGGATGGTCGAGTAACCGCCGGTGTAGGTCACCAGCACGGATGCGGGCTCAATCGGGTCAGGCCAGCGTGCCGAGTTGTCGCGGGCAAATGCGTACCCGTCGCCGTCGTCCCACCACTGGTTCGAGCCGAGCCGGAATATCTCGCCCGCCGCAGTCCAGCGGTAGTCGCTCGAGTCCAGCGTAGTCGTGGTGCCGTCGCTCGCAACGATCTTCACTGCGGACACAGCGGTCACCGGAGTGTTGGGCAGCCACAGCGACCGCTCGCCGGTGCCGTCAATCTCCGCATCGGTGTAGGTGGCTTCCTCGAACGCGCGGCCACAGTAGCGCAGCAACGCCGCCTCGGTCATGCTAATCAGCACGGCCAGCCGGGTGTCCCAAGTCGAGTCGGTGATGCCCGCATAGGACTTGTATTCGGCGGTGCTGATAAGTGCCATGGCCTACCTCATACTGCGGTCTTGTTGTGTGTCACGGTGCCGGGCTTGATGACCTTCGTCTTCATAACCCCAAACTTCTTGGCGTGCGCCTTGGGTTGCTCGACACAGACGGCGTGGCCCTTCTCGACCTTCACCTTGCCCACATCGTCCCAGCACTGAACAACATCGCCAACCTTGCCGAGTCGCCCGGCCTTCTTCAACTTGATCCACATCATAGTGGTGCCTCCCTTGGTGTCTAAGTTCTAAAACCCGCCCCGCCCATTTCTGGACGGGGGGGCCTCACGAGGAGAGAGAGGGCAATCGTTACGCGTAAGCGGTCGCGGTGAGAGTTGGTGGCAACTCTACAGGTGCTCCGCGACTAAGTACGGCGATCGCAGTGACGGGGGCGTCAGCCGCCGCGTCAGTGGTGATGACGATCTTCATGTAGCGTTGGCGTGCTGCCGTTGCTGCAACGAAGATTGCTGCGGTCGCGTTATCGGTATCTGCATCCAACGCACCGTCGGCAAGAGCTGCCCCGGCGATGTCGGTGTAGCTGCCGCCGCTGGTGGCGCTCTCCGTGATCTTGCACACGCTGATGTTGGACGAAGCCGCCATCGTGCCGGTGAAGACATAGAACGCCGCGTGCTGCCAGTTGTGGGTGTCCACAACAAACGAGGTAGCGGTAGCAGTCCCGCCGGTGTTGAGCGTGACGGTGTTTACGACCGGCACGGGAAGCATATTCTGGATCTCGATCATGACGAAATCTCCTTTGGCTGTTGGCCAGTTCTGGGTTGTGGTTACGCTTCGAGGCCGACAATACCGGACTGCCCGGTAGCCTTGACACCGTGTAGCGAGTGCGCCCATCGCTGGTCGTAGCGGAAGGCAATCTTGTCTTCGTCAAAGTACCGGTCGGACGAGGAACGCATCTCCTGCGAACCGCGAACCAGCCCGTACTTGCAGGAGTTCGACCACGCACCGAACAGCAGCGGAATAGTCCCGTCGCTGTAGGTTGCCTGCATCGACTCACACAGGTACACGGGGAAGCCGTTGAACGACATCCCGAGGAACCCGGCGCTGATTTCACGGCCGGTGTTGCCGCCAGCACTCAGGCCGAAGCGGTAGAACACCGACTGTGCGAACGCCATGGTACACATGAACCCGCACTTGGGATCTTTGTAGACCCATGACGGTGCCAGTGCCTGCATCTCCTGAATCTCATCGATGGTGATGTTAGCCCAGCCTGCCGAGTTGGTGTCGTAGACATTGGCCCCGCCGGAAACGAGGATGTCCAAGATGCCTTGGCGGTTGTTGCTGCCGAGGACAGCGCCCTCGTCCACCCACTGATTCATCGCACGCTTAGAAGAACGAGCAATGATTTCAGCGATGTTGAACGCGGAGTCGTCCAGCAGTTCACGGGTCTGCTTGACCAGCGCGGTGGTCTTCTCGGCCACCAGCTTGACATTGCCGAAGGTAGGATCGGACGCAGTTGCGGCCGCGCCTTCAGCGGTGTCGTAGACGGTGACATCGGCGGTCAGCTTGCTAACGGTCTGTTCGCCGTCACGCATACTAGTTACGCCGACTGCTTCCTCGAACGCGCCGTGGTCGTCCAAGTTCTCGATCAGTTCGGGCAGCTCTTCGTAGAACACCAAGGCGCCGCCGGTGCTGTTGTTCAGGGTCGAGCCCTTGAACCGGGACAGGATGTCCATGTCGTTCGACTTCTGCGAGTAGTCTTCTGACTTCATCGCGATCAGTCGGGACTTCGCACCGAAGTATTCGGCACGGCTGGCATCGCCGAACAGCGGGCTGACGCGACCAAAGCCATTGACATTGATGAGTCCGCCAGACTTGATCTTTGCGTCATACGCCGACTTCTGCTGGCTGATCCGGTCGCCAAAGCGTTTCCCTTGGCCGGGAACATTCAGGTCTGAGCGAAGCGAGGGGCTGCCGTGGCCGCCCTTCTGCTGGCCCCGCTGCTGTGACTTCTGCCACTTGCGGAACTGCTTCATCTGCTCGTCTTCCTCGTCCTCCATCTTGACTTCCTCGTCCTCGAGGTCGCCTTCGGCAACTTCGGCGGGAGGGTTCACGACGACATCATCGGTCTCGTCGTACGAAATGGTAACGGTCTTGTTGAACACGGTCTCGAGTTCGGACGCATCCTTGATGCCGTCGAACTCGTAGCCTGCTTCTTCGGCCCATGCGACAAAGTCAGCACCGGTCTTGCCGGTGAATCCCTTGCCCTTACCGAACTTCATCAGTTTCTTGCGGTTCCACATCATCGTGGTTCTCCTTTGCGGTTCGTTGGTACGGAACTACTCAGGACTCCACGATCAGTTCGCAGGCCGGGGATGCCTCCCCAACGATTGAACGCAGGCTTCGTCGTTGTGTGCTAGATCATGGCATACCGGCAGCTGCTTGTCAAGCGCGGACGCGAACGATGTCCCCGTCAGTGGTGTTTTTGGACTTTGCGGCGGCCACCGAGAAGATCCGCCGTTTGGCGGCAATGGGCATTCCGAGGGCGTAGGCGGCCTCCCGATCGATCTTGTCAGCACTCAGCAAGCGGTCGGCACTGTCCACCATGTCCCATGATTTGCCCTCGGTGACGGCCATGCTCTGACAGGCCACATTGCACGGGAGCAGGGTGAACGAGGTTTCGAACCACTCCCATGAGCGGACGATGCTGGCGAACTCGCCGCCCATCTTCTCCCGCTCCTCGCTGGTCGGTGTGCCGTAGTCCAGCGGCACGAAGCCGATGGACACGCCGATCTGGTTGGTGTCCTCCACCACGGCGCGGATCGCCTTGCCGATCGGATTGCTTCGGATGCGGCAGCGGATCTTCCACGCCTTGAGTTCTTGGCGGTTCGGGTACGGGCTGATTGCCCGGGCCTCGCCCGCGCCGCTCTCGATGTCGTACTTGTGGTCAGCGAACATCTGGCGGTTGGCCCGGAAGTAGGAATCGTCCGCCCCGCTGGGCAGCACGCGTTCCTTCTCCAGATCGATGTCGCCGGTGTTGGCGATGACCACGATGTCCTCGGTGTCGTCGCGCAGGTCTACTTCAGCACCCTTGCCGTAGGAGCCGACGATACCCGCCGTGCCGCCGCGCGACTTGACGAACGCATGGCCCTGCAGCCGTTCAATGAGTTGTTTCTGTCGTGGGGTCATGGTCAGTCCTCTTCCAGTACGGCCACAAGGATGCACCGGCAGTTGGGCCGAGCAGGCGGGCAGTAGATGTCACGCTTCATGGTTTCGGACGCGCCGGGCGGTCCTACGGTCTCCCCCGCTTTCACAAATGGCTCGTCGATCGGCTTGGGACTGCGTGAGGCAATCTCCATGTGCGCCAGAGTCGCTCCGGGGCTGGTTGCCCATCTCACTTTCTTCACGCCCAGCCGGATCATGGCTTGCCGCTTGCCGTTCTGTACGGCTCGCTGCTTCTCAGTGCGGGCGATCATTCTGGCCCGGGTCTCTGGAATGCCGTCCATGAGTTTGACTACATCATCCTCACCAAGCCCGCGCTCCAGCCCGACTTCGACGGCACGCTTGACCATATCGGCGGTGGTACCCAAAAGGTCGTCAGCCAGTTCAACGGTGTAGCCGCGAAGGAACTCGAGTGCTCGTTGGTCGGTGATGTCGAACGAAGCGTCCACACTGCCCACCAAGCCAGCCGTCTGTTCATCGGCAGCCAGTTTGAAGATCGGCACCATGGCCTCTTGTAGTTCAGCGGCCCACCTGTCACGCATGGCGAGCGAATCGAGCGTGCCGCTCGTGATCATCGAACGAATGAAGTCTTCCTGTGCCTCAGCGATCATCCGGCGGAAAGTGTCTTCCAGATTTGGATCCGGTTCTTCAGGATCGTCGATCGGGCTGTCCCCGGCTTTGGTCGTTGGCTGACAGAACGGGCAGTCGTCGCGCCACTGCGGGGCTTCGCACTCGAGCATCGCCGCCTTGAAATCGCCGGACAGGGTTGCGCCGCCGGTGTCCTCGGGCTCATAGCCCAGCAATGCGGGCTCCTCCGGCTCCTCCGGCTCGCCAGCAGGCAAGGCGGGCGGTTCGGTCACCTCGTCCAGCAAATCGCTCTCGGGGCCTTCAGCGGCTCCTGAGCCACCGCCGCCAAGCATGCCCCCGAACGGGTCAGGGGCGGCGACCGGGCCGAGGGGCTGACCGTTGATGAGCAGGGCGTCCGCGTATTCGTCGTCCGCTTCCTCCAGCCCGAGTTCGATCCGCACCTCGTTCGCCGTGCGCAGCCCGGTCTGGAAGTCCAGCCGCAGTCGGTCGGCATAGGCCGATTCGTCACGCTCCACCGGGTTGTCGTAGGCGAAGCAGTACTCGTCCGGGTCGAGCCCGAACGCGGGCAGCAGCAGCGTGTTCTTGGTCGCCGCGTCGTTGAGCAGGGCAGGCCAGATGGTGCCGCCGAGGAACTGCTTGTCGTGGCTCTGAATCGCTGAAGCCACATTGGTGTCGGTCGAGTCGGCCATGCTCTCGGTGTGCCCGAACGCCATGCGGATTTCCTTCTTCGTCTCCTGCTGCTTGGGCAGGTTCATCAGATCCTTCTCGGGGATCATCGGCGACACGAACTCGACCTTGCCGGTCATCACCAGATGCTTGTACCAGTTCTTCACGCCTCGGAACTTGGACTGAATCTGCCGCAGGAACTTCCGCTCGGTCTCGCCGCTTGTTCCCTCTGGGAGCATCCAGATGCCGTCTGGGTGCATGCCGTTCTTCGCCATGCTGATGTCGTGGATCAGGCAGTCTTGGATCAGATCGGCATGAGGCAGCACGCCGAACAACGCACCGATGCCGTAGAGCGCCGAATAGGGCGAGGGGTACAGCTTGTAGTGCAGCACCTCCTCGGGCAGGTACGGAGTTGGCCCGGTGTCGCCACGCCCGTACAGGTACGAGGTCAGGCCTTCTTCCACAGTCGCCTCGATGCTCACCCACTGCGGGAACAGCGGAGACAGCATGAACGGAAGCCCGTTCATCTTGCTCATGTATTCGTAGCCGTTGCCGCCGATCCAAGAGACATACCACTTTAGGTGTTCGAGGAGCGTGCCGGGGTAGAGCGGGTTCGGGTTGTTGAGCAGATCCAGCACCGGGTGGCTCTTGACCTCGACCATTTCTTCGCCGCTCTCGCTCATCATGGCGAGTTTAGTGCCGTAGTGGCCTTTGCCGATCAGGTTCCGGGTCGATCGATCCAGCGAGCGGGTGCCAGCGGGAAGGCCCCGGCGGGCTCGAGTCGAGCGGTACAGGCGAAGCGTTGCACTGGTGCACACCTTGGCGTTGTAGGTGGCGAGGTTGTGAACGAGGCCCACGGCATGGTCGAGGTAGACTTGCACCTCGGGGTTCCGCCCGTACTGACGGTGCAGCAGTTCCCGCGTGCGCAGGTTGCTCTGGTTGTACCGGATGGAGTTGCGGGGGTCGTACGGGTTCACCTTCACGGTGCGGTCGGCGTGGATCATTCGAAACCCCATTCGTCATCGGCCTCACGCATCTGCTCAAACGACCAACTCCGGTCGGCCTCAGCGTCTGCGTCTGGTGTCAGAATCTTCGCCCCCCGCTCCTGCGTGTCATGTCTGATAGCATACCGCAAAGCGTCCATGGCGTGGTTGTGCTGGTCGCGGGGCTGATCCTTGACCAGTCCGCCGACATCCGGCTTCCACTCGTAGGACTCGAACTCCCTGATGGTATTCACGCAGTTGGGCGAGATGGTGAGCAGCGGTGTCCCATCTTCATGCTGGGCAGCGAGTTGGCTCTGCACGATGTTGATCCCGTAGTTGATGGAGCCTTGGCCCTTGTCGCATGGGACGGCGTTGATACCCTCCCGCCGCATGGACTCGATCAGGTCGGGGGCGGCGTTATCGACCACCACAGGCCCTTCGCCACGCCATAGCGACTTCACGCGGGCGAT